GCTCAAGCAGGTGCTCGATGTAGGGCTCGTCGGCCACCATGCCCCACTCGTCAAGTTGCGTTTCCTCAGCTTCGGCGACAGGTGCCGCCGGTTCTGTCGCCGGCTGCGACACGTCGTACCACTCCTCGTGCGGCTTGCCGGCGGCCTGGGCGTCACGCCGCTGCTGCACGGCCTGGCGGAGAGATTCGTTGGCGGCTTCAAACGTCGTCGTCATTGTCGTCCCTTGGGCTGTCGTGGAAGGATGCTCGCAACTCGGTATGGTCTACATTCCACCGCAAGAGCATCCACCATCCGCCAAGCGGTCTGGCACTCATGCCCTTCTCAACGGCCCAGCCGTCAGTGAGGCACTCCTGCTTGTAGGCCGCTGACCGCACGAGGTGCATCGGCCGCACCTTGGCAATGCCGGTGGGCGATAGCCGCTGGCGTGTCGCCTCGATCAGAGTCCGCTGGTGAACGTGGCCGGCGTGGATGCAGTCGGCGTCAACGTCCACCAAGTAGCGGCTGTAGTCGATCACGCCCCGGGTGACGGGGCCGCCGCCGCCGTAGCCGTGGTGATACCAGAGTCGGTACAGGGCCGAGTTGGTCTTGCCGGTCTTGGCCCTGAACAGCACCCAGCCGGCATAGCCGGCGTGACGCACCTTGCTCCCGCGCATCCGCAGCTGCTCCACGAGCCTGGTCGTCAGGCACGTCTCCATCCGCTTGCGCACCGCCGTCTCGTGGTTGCCCGGCGTGATCAGGGCCATCTGCTCACGGTAGGGCTCAAGCCACTCGGCACACTGCGTGACGATATCGTCGTAGTAGTTGCCCCGCTGGAACTCAGGCCGCACGTCCCACTTGCCGTTGGAGCGTGGATCGTACTTCCCGCCCATGGCGTCGAAGTGATCGCCGATCGACAGAACGGCAGCGTTGATTTCTTTGGCCTTGCGGAGATCCGCAGAGAGCTTGTCCCGGTCGCACTTCACCGAGTCCCAGTGCCAGTCGCTGGAGAGCAGCACCCACAGCCGGCTGGCGAAGTCGATGCGTGTGACGCCGCCGTCAAGCGTGGTGACAAGCCACGGGTCGCTGGCGTTCTTTCGGCGAAACGTGCCGGCCGATCTAGCCATCCTGCACCTCCCGGTAGCCGAGACTCCACAGCACCTTGGCGATGTCCTTGCCTTGCTGCTCGACGTGCTCCTCGCTCTGCGTCGGATTCAAGGCGTGCAGTAGTTCATGCACCAGCACCTCGAGCTTCTTACGGCCACGCATGCGGGCGTCGAGGATGATGCGCGGGTGCTTCGCCTTCTGGCTGAACGTGTACCCGTAGGCCGCACCCTTGAGCGTGGTGAAACGCAAGAGCCACCGCTCGTCGCCGTTGAGTGTGAAGACGTGATCGTCGGCCACGGCGTGCCCTTTCGCTTGTCACCGTAGCGGGCGAGTCAACCTTCCACCGGGCCCCAGCGTGGCGGATCGTCAGGGCATCGCTGGTCGGCCCACGACAACTTGCTCAGCCACTTCCGCTCTCGGGCCACCGGGCATCCACACAGACCGCACGCCTTGCCATCGAAGTGCGGGCACGCCGTGCAGATGTCGTGGCGTCGCTGCACCTCGGCTTCACTCGCCATAGGAGCTCCAGCGGCGACGTGCTGGGCGGCAGCGGCGGCGAAGTTGGCGGCCTTCTGGAGCAGCGTTGGCTGCGACTGCTGCGACGGCTGCTGCTGCTTTCTGTGCCTCATGTAGGCGTCTCGGTCAAACGGCGGGATCGTGTGCAGCGTGATGCCGTATGGGCACTCTTCGGGTGCTCCGACGGCGGCACGCCACTCGGCCACCGCACGGCATGTGCCGCAAGCACCACGAGCGACACAGTGGATGGATTGAAGAAAGTCGTTACTCAAAGAACCACGCTACAGTCATGCTGATAACGCCGTACGGGCCGCATATCTGTCCATTCTTTGCAACAATGTTCAGCTTCAGGTACACGGTTCCATCGCCGTTATCAACCAAAAATGGCACCAGAGTCTCGCTCTGCGGAAGCGGCCTTGTTGGCAGCGGCGAAGACGGGTCGTTGACCACGCACGGGTCAGGCAGCGTGACGGTCCTGTCTTGTCCTTCTATGGTGCCGTGGTCGTCAAACAGTGCGCCCTGGAAAACGGTGGCCCGAGGCTGGCACGCACCGGAGACGGTGAAGTCACTGCTTCGCACATAACAAACAAGTTCCTCGCCGCAGCACGAAGATTCGGTACACGGGTTGTCTGGGTCAGGGCAGACCTGCCCAAAGTCGGTTTGGTTCTGAGCGTCGCAGCCGCCGTAGCAGTTGCAGTCGCAAAAGTCTGGAGCAGGAGGGATGGTGTCGTCGTAGGTATAGGATATGTACTCAGGCCCATACAGAATCGGGTCACCGTCTTGGTAGTACTCGCAGGGCGCACAGCACACGCACACCATCACGGCACCCGTATGCGGAGGTACGTGGCCGTGGCCGTGCCAGCGATGAACACGGCCGTTGCCGTGCTGGAGACAACGGCGATACTGGCTGTCGAGATACCCACCGAGCCAACGACATCAGATGACGCGGTTGTCTTCGTGACGCCGACCGTAATGGCGCATGACGACGTATTGAGCGACGCCGTAACGGTGACATCGGACAAGTAGGTTATGGTCGCCTGCGATGTGCTGACGCCCGTCACCACGGCCTGCGACGCAGTCTCGGAGCAGAACGTACGCTGCTGCGTCTGCGTCACGAACACGGCCGTGCGTGCCTCCAACTTCGGCACGACCAGCCACCAGTTCGTTCCTTCACGGCCGACGATGCAGTCCTCATTGCTGTACGCCGTGAGCGTGATCGGCCATGACAGGTTGAAGGCGTTGACGGTAGCAGTCGGTGCGTACTTGAGCGTGACCACCTTCGTGCCGCCAATCGGCCACGAGCCTGAGAACGTCGCCGCCCGCACTTGCTTCGGGGCTCGCTCCTCAAACCGCTTGGCGAACGTCAGCGGCGAAGCCGCCGGGGGCGTTAACTCTGCCTGACGCACGACGCCCGCAATCCGCTCTGCGGATTCCCGGGTGAACTGCACGGCGTCGAATGGGCCTCGTTTGCGTGCCATGTCAGGACGGCGGCGTACCGAAGAGCGTGGTGAAGTTGGCCACCTGATTCACTCGCCGCTGCAAGACAGCCGGCTGGCCGCTGGTTTGGTTGCCGCTGCCGTCCAGGCCGACAGGGTTGGCTGACGCCACCCACTCGCCGTTTTCAAAGTCGAACACCATGGCCCGCCGCTTCTGGCCGCCGCTGAGGTAGTTCCAGCCCACGTCGGGTAGTTGCAGCACCCAGCCGGTCTGGCGGTACATGAGCTCGATCTGCGTGGCCCAGTACGGGTAGTTCACGCCGTTGAACGCCTCGATGGTGTACGTGGAGTTCACGCCGGCACACTTCCAGCTGTACGCCGCACCGCCGAAGTACGTGCCGTCGTTGACCGTGTTGGTGGCGGCCATCTGCGACAGCGGGAATGCTGAGAAGTTCTTGCGGATCGTGGCCCGCACCATGGCCTCGTCGGTCGTGATGCCCTCGAAGTAGTCGTACGCAGAGTTGGTGAGTGGCCGCAGGTCGGCGTTGCCAGTGCCGTGGTAGTAGTACAGGGCCGGCACTTGGCTGGGCTGTGCCTCAAAAGACCACTCAGCGTCTCTGTCGGTGGGTACCTCCAGTTCGTTGGGCAGCACATTGCCGTACTCAGCAGTGAGCTCGACGTGATACGGCGAGTCGCCAAACCTCTCCGAAATCGTCACCTTTCGCAGATTGAACGCCGGCAAACCAGGATGCACAGAACCAAAGACGCCAAGTCCGCACTCCGTCAGCAGGTCCGTTTCAGAAGGCGGGTTTCCTTGAAGGGTGTCGTTCGTCAGCGTCACGGCGAAACGCCTGATGGCACGGGGCTGTGCGCTCAGTTCGTTCTCGAACGTGCGAGACAGTTCGACGTGCGATGCAACGCCCATTACCGTGGCTCCCCGAATGACGAGTAGCCCACAATGGCCACCGGCTGGTTGAAGTAGTTGCTCGCCGCCTGGCCGATGCCGAGGGCGATCCGCTCGAGCAGTTTGGTCTGCAGCCGCTCTTGCACCAGCCGGGGATCCTGAGCGTTGGCCGTCAGGTTCAGCACCAGGGCGGCACCCTCAGCGGTGCGGATGTCGCTGCCCGTGATGGTCTGCGAGCCCAGCGTGTTCAGCTTGGTGAGCCGCTCTTCCTGCCGCTTCGCTTCGGCCTCGGCGGCCTTCTGCTGCTCCTCAAGAACTTTCTGCTGGTACTGAAAGATTTCTTCCTGCACACGCCGCTGCTCGTTGGCGGCGGCCTCGGCGGCTTGCTGCTGTTGCCGCTGGTATTCCTCCTGCGCTCGCAGAGCTTCTTCCTGCTGTCGCTTCTCAGCAGCAAGTCGCTCATCGGCGGCCTGAGCCTTCAGCCTCTCGGCTTCTTCGATGTTGCGGATCTCGTTGTTGAAGAGCTCCTGCTGCCGGGCCACCTCGGCGTCGAATACCTCTTTGTTGATAAAGCCCGCCTTCGCCATAGCCTGTGCGGAAGCGATGCCTTCCTCAAGCCGCATCGCGGCGTCCGCGCCGGCCTGGCCAAACTCCTGCGACTTCTCGACTAGCTTCTGGATGTTCTCGTCCACCGCCTGGAACGCAGCCTGAAAGCCTTGGCCGAAACCCTGCGCAAGAGCCTGCTGCTGGTCTTGGAGCTTGCCCTGCAACTGGTCAAGCTCGCCTTGGCGGGCGGCTGCGGCGTCAGCCTCGGCGACGTTGTTGGCCTTTCGTGCTTTGGCGAGTTGGTCCGACACACGGGCCTGCTCACGCTGGACGACTAACAAGTCCTGCTCGATGCGTGCCGCCTCGTCGTTGGTCTGCAGCAGCTGGTCGAGCCGCTTGCCGTCTGCGTCGGCCTGGGCCTGTGCAGCGTCAGTAGCCTCCTGCCGCAGCTGCCGCTCCTTGGTAATCTCTCCGTTCAGCCGCTCCATGAATCCGTTCATGATCTCGATCTGGTCGGCAGTCAGTTCGCCCTCCGCAGCCATCTGTGAGAACGTGGCCAGCGTGGCCTGCGACTGCTGCAAGAAGTCAGACGCGCCGCCCTCGGCGGTGGACAGGAACTGGTCAAGCTCTGCTGTGGCTGAGGCAAGATTGGCCTGCACCTGCACTTCGGGCAGGCGGGCGTTCTGGATCTCGGATCGCAGCCCGGCGAGGAACTGCGAGGCGGCACCTTGGCCTGCCTGCTGTGCGTTGCCGTCGCCACCCGTGAAGATGCTGTTGAACGTCTCGGCAGCGTTGGCTGCGGCGGCCTCCATCTCACGGGAGTTTCTTTCCGTGGACTTTATGCCGGCGTCCACCAACGCTCGGCCGTACTCCTCCAGGTCGGAGTCCACAAAACTGCCGAGCCCTTGGAGCACCTTGCCGAAGCCGACGATGAGTGCGTCGATGCCCAGCTGCAGCACATTGAAAACAACACGAAAGGATTCGGACACGCCGAGCAACACCTTGGACGTGACATCAAACACGTCGGCCGAGAATGCGAACACCTCGCCAAGGTTGCCAAACTCCTCCACGAACTTGTCGAAGATGGCGGCGAAGTAGGACGCACCCTCGAGCAGTACGTCAGTGATGGCATTGGCGATGCCGGTGCCGCCTTCGCCTTGTGCTCCGCTCCACTCCTCAACGAATCGCAGGAACTCGTTGGTGACGGCCGTCACGGCCGGCGCAAGATTGCCAATCACTTGGCCCACGATGCCGTTGATGGTTGCGGCTACCAGATCAAAGGCGTCGTTCATGTCGCCGACGTTGTTGACTTGCGTTTCGCTGATGATGATGCCGAGCCGCTCGGCACGGGCCTGCAGTTCTTCAATGCTGGCTGCACCTTCACGGAACAGCGGAGCCAAAGCGGCCCCCTGCTTGCCGAAGATGGCGACAGCGGCGGCAGCACGGTCTGCGGCCGTTGGCAGCTGCGAGATCGCCTGCCCGATCTCTGAGAACTGCTGCTCGGGTGACAACGCCCGCAGATCCGCCAGCGACAGGTTGATGCCCTTGAGAGCCTTGTCGAGTGCGTCGCCCGGCGTGGCTTTGCCGATGTTCACCGCCAGCCGCTGCACGGCGGTACCGAACTGCTCGGTGTCTACGCCGGCGAGTTTCGCCGCCAGCGAGTAGCCCTGCAGGGCCTCGACGTTGATGCCGGTGCGGGCCGACAGATCGTTGAGTGAGTCGATGCCAGAGTTGACGCTGGACACCAGCGTGGTGACTCGGTTGGCCACGTCACGGAACACGTTGGCGATTGCCTGGACGCCGTCCACGAACAGCCTGCCGAGCTCGATGCCGGCGAGGATCTTCGTATTCCGGGCCAGTGACTCCAGGCTGGTGTCGGCCTTCTTGGCGTTGTCGCTCGTCTTGTCGAGATCCCGCTGGGCCTTCTCCAGGGCTCGGTTGTACGTCTCCTGCGAGATGCGGCCGGCACGCAGCTGGTCGTTGAGCTCGTCAACCGCCTGGGTGTACCGCTCCTGCGGGCTGATGTTGGCACGGGTGATCTCGGACGCACGCTGCAGGAGCTTGGTTTCCTTCTCAATCTCCTTGCCGAGGTTGGCATACGCTTCGGCAAACTGCTTGGCGTTGATCTCGCCGCCCTGCAGCTGCGTCACGAGAGCGTCGAAACTTGCAGCCGCAGCACGCTGAGCGTTGGCCGCCGCTTCACTGCTTCCGGCGAACTGGTCAAAAACGCTCGTGAGTTTGTCGGCGTTCTGCCCCAGCTTCTCAAGCGCCCGCTCGGCCGGCGTGAGGTTTTTCACCACGCCAGAGGCGTCGGCGGAAACCTTCATCGCAAGTGAGAGGATGTTGGCCATGGCTGCTACTGCTCAAAGATGCCGGCGAGCTTTGCGAGCTCTCGGGCCATCTCCTCTGATGTCTGCGGTGGCTTCTCGGTAGGAACGAAATCGGACGCCTTCGGTGCTTTGCCTTTCTCGCTGTACGGTGCGAGCACGGCACTCGTGAGCAGGCCCGTCTGCTGCCATGGATCCGGCAGAGCGTGGTAGTAGCGGGTGAACGCCACCCACTCACTGAGCTCCTGCGAATCCATGCGGCGAGACAGTTCACGCACCGTCATGCCTAGGTGCCCGGCGAGGCGGAAAAGAAACCTCCGCATCGGCCGGGTCTTCAGTTTTTTGCGAGTTCCTCCACGTCGCTCTCGGTCATGTTGTTGTGCTTCATCGCCTTCTCAAAGAGCTTCGACACCACGGCCGACGACTTCTTCGCCAGCTGCTCGATGCCCTGCTCGTCGAAGAGCCGCTCGCCACTTTCGGGATGGCACAGGCAGCGGGCCAGGTACTTCGTCCTGAAGTTGTCGATGCCACGCTCCTTGTTGCCGATCCACTCCTTCTCGTAGGAGTCCCGCTCTTCGACGGTCATCACACGGATGCCGAGCACCAGCGGCTTACCGCTGGCGTCCTTCCACTCCTTCACCGTCACCTTGAGAACGGACAGATCGTCCGAGGCGAGAATCTGGGCGGCGAGTTCCTGCACAGTCAGGGCCATGAAAATCTCCTAGGCTTGGACTCTGAGCGTGACGCCGTAGCGGGTCACGTCGTTCACCACGCCTTGAAACGTCAACTTCTCAAGCACTGCCGTGGCACGGTAGGCAAACCCGCCGCCAGCAATCGTGACGAGCGAGCGGACGCCGTAGTTGGCGGTAGAGACGTTGGCCGTTGCAAAGCACGACATCTCTATAGTGCCTAGGTCAAGCGTCCACGTACTGGCGCGAGCCAACGGCAGAGCACCGCCGTGCGTCACGCGCAGATCGAAGACTTCGCTGAACGCGACGCCGTTCCACGTCGCCGTGACGCCCGCTGCGTACTCAGCCATGACGGGCCTCCGTCAGGCTTAACGATCAATGAGGATCGTCACCTGGCCCCGGATGGCATCGTTGGTGGCGAGCGTGAGCGTGGAGCTCTGCACCGTGCCGCCCTTGCTCAGAAGCGAAGAGCCGCCCACGGTGATGGACAGCGTGCCGGTGGACTTGTCGTTGATGAGGGTGCTGCCGACGTAGTCGAACTGCACCGTGCGGCCGGTGTCGCCGGAAGCCGAGCCGGCCAGCGGCAGATCGAGAGTCCTAGCCGTTTCGCCAGTAGTCTGGCCCAGGTGGGCCACGTTGATCTTCTCGTCCTCGGCCGCCGGGTCGGTGAACGACACGACGATGTTCGTGACGGTGTACCTCGTGGCGGTCGTGGGCCACGTCACCACCGTACCGGCACCATCATGCGGCGTCTCGAAAGGCATCGCTTATATCTCCTGCCAGAGGATCGAGTACTGTTGGTTAACCGTGAGAATCGGCGGCAAGTCGCCTCCCGCCAGCTGCACCACGCCGTCCGATTCGGTGTCCAGAGACACGTTCCGAACGCTCACGTAGTTTTCCACAGCGGTCCCGTACCCATCCAGAACCGAGCGGCATCGGTCAGCGATGTCCCGGGCCTCGCCGTACGTCTCGGCGTACACGTCCACCGACAGCAGTACGACGCCCATTCCCATCGGGCCGGATAGCGTCTGCGTCCGCTGGATGCCCGTGCGACGCCAAGTGACGAACGGCAGATCCGCCGACGCCGGTGCCACGACGGGGTAGACACGCTGGCCCACGACGGCCGCCACGGCGGGGTCGGCCACCAGGGCGTTGGCCAGCAGCTGCTCAGGTGACTTGAGTGGCATGGCTACCCTCCGATGATGCCGCTGATGGTGCCGGTGCTGGACTGCGTGATCTTGGAAATGGCGGCCTCAATCGAGATGCTGAGCTCACGCCGCAGAATCTCGGCCACTTGGTTCTTGGTCTGCTCGAAGGCGGTCTGCACGGGCGGGCGGCCAGCCACACCACCCGGCCGAACTCCCGGCAGGCGGATAGCCCCCTGGCCCTTCTTGCCCTTCATGAAGAAGGCGTAGGGCTGCGACTTGCTGCCGTCGGAGTTGATGTCGAACGGCCCGCGGGCCGCCAGGCTGGAAGCGATGACGGCCCCCTGGCCCTTCACTTGGTGGCCGCTGATGTTGGCCACCTTGCCAGATTTCATCCGCCGGGTGTGTGCCTTTCGCTGGTAGGGCTTGTCCGAGAGTTTGGTAACGACTCGCTCCTTAGTGCCGAACTCCAGCCACCACTGATGAAAGCCCCGCTCCTTGCCAATCCGCACGCTGCCAGCGGTGGCGGTGCCACGCTCTTTCTGAGACTGCCGGTAGCCGATCAGCCCAACGGCCGCCCCGTCCTTCGGGTACTTCACCGTCTTGTAGTGGGCGGCCCGCTTGAGATTGCCGGTGGGGCCCACGGGCGTGACTTCACGCAGCCGCAGGTACGCCGGCCAGATGGCCTTCTCCAAGGCCGCCTCCAGCGTGTCGGCAAGTCCCGCCCGGCCGTCTTGGCCGAACAGGTTCCGCAGCTGCTCGGTCTTTTGCTTCAGGTCGGTGGAGTCCACCGTGATCGAGATGAATGCCACTAGATCGCCTCCTGGCACAGCAGCTCATGCTCGGTGCGGTTGCCGTGCTCAAGGATGCTGACGATCTCCAGCGTGCGGCCGCGCCACTGCAGACGCATCTGCTGCGTCAGTCCGGTGAGATACCGCATCCGCACCCGGTGGCTGGCCTCGGTCTGCTGCTGGCCCTGCAGGAAGAACTCCCGGGCCGAGATGCCTTCGACGCTGGCCCAACGCTCAGCGAAGGTGCCCCACGTCTGCGTAGCCTCGCCCATCGGCGTGCGGCTGTCCGTGGCCTGCTGCACCGTCACACGCTCTCTGAGCCGGCCGGAGTCCATCAGTCTGGCCCCCACAGGATGAGCTTGTAGGTGCCCGTGCCAGCCCCAGCCGTCAGCATCGGCACGGGCTCGCTGTCAGCCATCTGCGTCACGGCCACCTCGCCGTTGGACGAAATGAGCCGCCACGCATCGTCGCCGCCGTCGTTGAGGGTTCGGCGGCTAGAGCCACTCCACGAAAAGGCCAACTTCAGCGGCGAGCCCAGCGACACAAGCGAGCCGGCAGCGTTGCGGTACGTGCCGAAGTTGATGGACACGCTCGAGGTTCCGGCGGTGCCGGTGACGGCCACGACTTCGCCCGAGGTGTACCAGGTGACGGACTGCAACGACTGCACCTTCAGCCTGGCCGTGCCAGACGTGTCGTGAAAGAGGGCGTCAACAGTTATGCGGCCGTCGATGCTCATGACGCAGACCACACCAACACGGTGTATTGCGTGGTGCCATTGACTCCAGCGACAGAGATAGATTCCTGTTCGTCGAGGTTGCTTGTGCAGACGTGGCCTATAGAAACGAGATGCACGCTGCCATTGGATTGAGTCAGCCTGCCACCGTTTCCACTTGCATGAAAAACGACGTGGCCGTCGCTCGGCTGCACTGTCACCAAGTTGCCGGCAGCGTTTCTGTATGTTGTCGGTGCGAATTGCAGCGTGACCGCCGTGCTGCCGCACGTTCCGCTCCAGTAGGCCACGGTGCCAGACGCATAGGAGTCGGCATCCTGAATTGAGAGCACGTTGATTGCGTTGGTGCCGTCCTTGTCGTGGAACAAGGCGTCCACCGT